CTGCGGTTTTTTCGAGCTGCGCATCAACTACAGAAATATTCGTGCTACTAGTTAGCGCACGAATTATCTGAGGGTTTTCAACTACAACACGATAGGCCATTAATCAAAGTCACTACGAACTTTAAACTTAATCAAATCATTAACAGTTTGTATGCCGCCGCTAGAAAACGTTAATTCTAATTCTCCCTCAAATGTACCTGCTGTATCCAAAGTTCCAGCCGGAAAATCTGTCGCTACCTTCCCAGCAGCGCCGTCAGTTACTACGCAGTTAAGAGTCGCCTTAAGGGTAGTGCTGCCAAGCTCTCGCAGCCGCAGCTTTACGGTTGCGCCTGTTACATTTATAGCCTGCCAAGTACTGCTGTCAGATTCATCTAATATGAAACCGGCAGCCGCTGTATTGCTGTCTTTAAGTGTAAAAGTCAGCTCTGGTAATGTATCCCCAGTTACTAGGTTAAGCGTGTCTGAATATGCCATTAGATAAATTCCCTTGGTTTAACCGTAAGAGAGCCGCCGCTAAACCCATACTTAACTTGGCGAGTGGTACGACCTACCTCTTTTTCATAGAGATCTCGGTTAACCGCGCCAAAGCTTGGGTTGCTAAAAGGTTGCCCTGCCATAAACTGCAATCGATATAGCGCACCATGTGAAATGACTTCGCGGTATTCCTTACCGATTGTGTCCGGTATAGAACGGCTAGAGGCGGTGGGCTTCAAAGAATAAAGCACCCTAACCGAGAGTATCTCTGCGGGAATCGGGGCAATATAAAAATCCTTGTTATCTCTTTGCGCGTAAAACCTAGGTGTACCTGTAGAGTTTTCATTCCCTAAGCGCCTAATTAGTTCCGTATAAGAAACTGGCGTTAGCGCAGTATTATTATTGTAAATATCTACAATATGATTAAGCTCAGTTCCAGCCGGAATACTAACGGCATACTCATTGACACCAGCAACAAGCTGGATGAATTCAGGCTCGGCAATATATATATCTGTTCGCCTGCAAAAGTCTGTCGCTGCATCTCGCACAGCTCTCTCTAAAAGAAAGTCTGGGCAACCCTGAACTTCAGGTCTTATGTATGGCGCAAAATCAGTAAACTGCACTAGGTGTTATCTCCCTTGCCTTGGCTGTGGCGTGATTGCGCTATCAGCTTGAGTCTTAATTCCGAGAGCATTAGAGAAAGATGAGTAATGCATCATTGCTCTTTCTGGATTTCCGGCAAACTCTGAATCTTTCTGGTAAGACCGATACAGGATGTAATCCAAAATACAGTTAACGTAAATGTCATCTATACCGATAACGGTTGTGCTAGATGAAAAGTCACTAATCGCTATCTCTATGGGAGATGAGCTATACAGGATCTCTAGAGAGTCAGTGCCACTTGCCGCTTTTGGAAAAACGTAAAAGTTTTTAGGGTCGGCAGCGTCATAGATATAATGCTCTATCTTATTTGTGCCAGCGACTGACTCATGCCAGTTTGGTAGAGTCTCGTCTAGGATTCTTCGCTGTACTTGGGTAATAGCTCGCCCACCTACATTACGAATTATGTCAACTAGGCGAAGTGCCGCAGTCGGCAGTGTCTGCTTGCTTCCGGTCGCGCAGTCGAAGGTAGTGTTCACCATCGTCGAGTCTGGCCGGTGCAATGCAACTTCTTTTTGAGCGTCATTGAAAAACTTCAATAGCTCTATGTTTGGGAATCGAACATTCGTATTATCCTGAAGGATAATTGATGCACGATCTAAAATATCAGTAACCTTAGTTGTCGCCATTTTCAGATTCCTCGTTGGACTCTTGCCACTCAATTACTTGTAGGTCTGGATTCCCCGCAAATAATTTGTTGTACTCAAAAATGTTGCCAGTGATGACGTTCTGAACTTTGGCTGGGACAAGTTTAGGTGTAACAACCTCAGGTTGGCCTTTCATGGATTCCATCCGCTCCACCTGATCCTGAAGATCAGCTAAAGATAATCGACGATCCAGCTTCTTGCCGTACTCGACCTGCGCCTTATCAAAAAGCTCATCTTTCTTAGTCTTAACGTTCATGCTTACTCCGTTAAAAACGGGGGGCAATACTTGCTTTTAAAAAACAAGTACGCCCCACCATTCAGTGGTCTAACTTAGTTCCACTTACCAACTACTAGTGCGTCTGGAGTAACGACCTTAGAGCCGAATACTTTCAGACCGCGTACTGCATCGCCGAAAGAACCTTCTAAGCGAACAGTTTCAGTGTTGTTGAACTGGCTCGCGAAAGAGATTGCTTTAGGGTGACCAGCAAGAACGTGGGTATAGCCATCATCAAGACCAGAAGAAGCGGTGTAGAGCATGTTTGATTGATACACAGTAAAGCGATCAATCATGCCTACTTTGCCGTTGCGCAAAGGTGAAGTGGAGTCACCAGTTAAGTACGCCTGACGCAGCTCAGACTGCTTGAGCAGTGAGATCTGTGCAGGAGTCAAAACAATGTAACGACCCTCTTCAGGGATGTTCAGGTTATCCAAGCTAGTGGACATGCCCAAGATGTTGGCTAAGATGTTGCTTGCAGTAATAGTAGTCTGAGCGCCAATAGTGGTAGCGCCAGTAACTACGCCAGCCAATACGTCAGTCTCAACTGCGATACGCATGCCTTCAGAAGCATCGCTAGAAGCTTTTTCGATCAGATCGATATCAGCTTGTGCTTTAAGAATGTCATCTACCTTAAAGCTGAAGTACTTGGCTTTATCGATATTTAATTCTACTTTTGAAGTAGCAAGTTCCTGAGTGGTGATAGAACCAGCATAGTCAGCAATCGTTACAGCCGGAACTGTACGGATGATTACTTTGTCGCCCTGACCTGAGATCTCGCCTTCATAGTCAGTGTTAGAGATAGCAGGCAATACAGACTGCTTGTAAAACTTGGCTTGCATTAGCTTACTAAAAACTTCTGGGATGAAGTTTACTTCTGATGATGCGCCAGTACTAAATTGTGAAAAAGACATTTTAATTACCTATTAAAAAGTCTCCTCATATCCATTTACCTAGAGAACAAGATTATTGGCGGATACTGTTTGTCCCCATTGCTTCCAAAATTTCAGCCTGATGCTCTTCAAATTGAGAGATAGGCATTCTTTTAATTTCGTCAACAGTCCAAACTTTCTTTCCACCAACCATTTTGGGCTTTCGTGCTTTTGGCATCTTTGGTTCTACAACCTTTTTTGCCTTAGCTAAAGCCCGCTCTTGCGGCGTCTGTACTTCAACCCCCATATCAGCTTTGAACTGGTGCAATACGCTATTTACATCGTTGGCTGAACCTGTCTGGATCCACTGCTTCGTATCATGGTCTTGATCTTCTAACCAATTTAGCCAGTCCGCAGTCTCTATAAGATCATTTACGTCTGGGTGTTCGGTTTGAATGCGATCAAAATGATGCTTTGCTGCGAGTTCATTCTGTTCATCAACTTTGCGTTGCGCTTGCTCCGCTAAAACTTCTTGTTGGCTGGCAATCTGGCTTTGGGTTCGTGCAAGTTCATCAAGTAAAGGAGCTGCTAAGTCAGGATAATCCTCTCTTAGCTGATCAAGTTTACTGTCATCTTTTGCGCGTAACTCAGATTCAGATTTAAGCTCCGTAAGGGCTTTCAACAGGTCGGCATTTTGCCGCTTCAAGTCTGCCGCTTCTTGCGTAGCTTTTGTCATTCGTGACTGTGCGCCTTTCATCGCCTTGTTGGCCTTGTCTACCTCCAACCTTAGATCATCATCTGAGTCGCCGCCCTCGTGATGTTCAGTCTCCTCCGCTATTGTCTCCGCCGTATCCTCTGGTTCGGGGGCATCTTGGATCAGTTCTAGTTGCTCTTCCTCAGTGTCTGCTGCCGCAGGTTGAGTTACAGCTCCTGTCATCTGCTCCATCAACATTTTAGCTTCTGCTTCTAGTGCGTCTGGGTCATTTCTATTTGACATATTTTGTTGTCGGGTCGATTTCTCGATATCCGCCTTACTCTATTGCGGGTGGCCGTTTACGGTTCCGCGTGTTGTCAATGTGCGTTTTAGCACTTGATTCCAAGTCCAGAACAAAGCGTAACTCTTGGAGTCTGCCCTGCTCTCTTTTGAAACTGGTTTCATCCGCCAGCTCTAACTGCTGCTGTGCGTCTGTTAATCTGCTTTTTATTAACTCTTGGAGTTCAGCCCATTCCGGCAGGGAACTGAGCCTGAGGATCGCCACCGCCTGACTGCTGCTGCATTTGAGCCTGTTGCATTGCAATTTGTTGTTGCTCAAGTTGTAGTTGCTCCTCGCTCTTAATAATATTTTCTGGATCGATGTCCATGGACTTTGCTACTTCTTTTATAAGTTCATGACGATCAATCAGGCTGCTATCTAGATCATTGGAAACCAAGCTCAAGAATTGCAATAGGCGCTGACTTTGGACTTCTTTCTGTACAAGCGCGGTGCTTCCTCTGGCAACAACTTTAAGGTCGCCTTTAGACTTCTGGTTGGTTCCGTACTCCATATTCCAATGGAACATTGCAGTAATGAGTGGCTCCAAAAGAAAGTCATCAATGTTCTTGATCGTAGACTTCAGTGCCACGTTCGCCGCACCCATCAGCATTGACATGCCAGTGGCTGTCTTATTCATACTATTAGTCTGCTGACCATGCGTATAAGAAGGTAGGCTGGTAGTTTCATCTGCAAATCGGCGGAATATTTCCACGATCTGATTCAGGCCGTTTGCGTTAGCAATAGGCTGATACCAGCGAACCATTGGCATAGAGCCATCCCCGCCTTCGCGCAGAAACACACGCCACGGGTGAATGTCTGTTGGGTCTTCACCAGCCGCTAGAAGATCTGTGTTGATCTCCATCATAGGTGCCGATGACATGGCTAAGTTATCTAGCCAGATGCGTGTTGCGGCATTCAATGT